TGGGTTTTCCGGCGGTTACATTCTGTGCATTGTTCATTTGCGTGTCCCTTTCTTAATAGTGTGTGATTTCATACAGCGCTTGATAGCGGTATCTCTTGGTTGTCGGATCTGTGAAGTTATAGTCCGTCGTAGGTTTGCACGAAACGATATCCTCATGGATGATGAGGTCGCTCATTGCTACCTTGACCAACAGATTCAACTCCGCCGCGTCGAGCATACTTGCGCCATAACTCTGAATAGCAAAAGAAGCAGTATCGATAAGATTCGACTGACTGCTTCCTACTTTTTCAATGATGACGTATGATTTCGGCGGACGTTCCGGCATTTCCATGTATACCTTAACTTTTAGCCGCTCTGTAAGATGATCTAGTATTGTCTTTTCGACCATAGGTATTTACCCATTAAGTGCTTTTAGTAGAGTGTTATTCGTATAATTATCTTTTGCCGCTTCCTTGGTATCGGGGAATACGTTTGTGATGGCGACGTAGTTCGCAACGTGTGTCCTATGTTTATATCCCTCGCCTGCTCTCTTTGCGACCTCTGCCCCTTTTGCGTCGATTATGCTCTGCATTTCGGGGCTTTTCATGAGTTCGTTAAGCCCTGCAAGGTTCAACTCAAACTTGACTTTATTCAAACCGCTCCACCCTCACAAGTTTATTCCAAGGAAATGTTGCGCCCATAAATCCGTCCATATACTGACGGGGGATCCCGATCGTTAACCACTTTTGACCGTAAAACTCAACCGTAGCGTTCTCCCATGTATGGGTATCATCTGCAGGAATTGCAAGATTGTACGATATCGTCTTACCGGATAAGTTGATTTCGCTCAAGATATCGTCGGACGTGGGCTGTCCTACCACTACGTTCTCGATAGTGACGGGCTTTTCCACAAAAACAGGACGGTTGAAGTCGTCCACACCGTCCTGTATCTTCTCATATAGAATTATGGGAATACCCTTAATATTCATAGAGTTCCACCTTCCGAGCCTTCTGCCCTCGGAGTCCGAGTTGTTTGAGTTCGCTGTTCTTTACGAACAGGCCGCCCCCTGCCGTGAGGTATGTACCCTGCACGTTGTAACCATTGACTGACATTGACGTTTGACTCATAGCAGGGCTGTCGTCCTTATATGTAGTCATTTCACGCTTTACAATGTCGCATATGATAGCCGTGTAGAGGTTCATGCGCTCCGGAGGATTCTCGAGCATTTCATCGAGGTTGTAGCCTCTGTCAAATGCGTAGACGTGAATAGCGTTCTCTGCGTCCTCTATGAACGTAATGGCTTTTTCCATTTCCTCGCTTGATAGCGGTCGCCATCTTGCAATCAGATCATTTACTGTAACACTCATTTTGACTTACCTTTTGTGTTCCTCTTGGGCTTTGGCGCTTCCTCTTTAGGCTCCTCTACGGGTTCTGCCTTCTTGGGTTCCGCCTTTTTGGGGGAGGATGAGACAAGTTCCCATCCATCCCCTGTACATTCAGAGTCTGACTCGAAAATAAAGCCCGTTTTCTTGTTTATGTATTTCATTATTCAGCCTCCAAAGTCAATCCCGACAGATCGTAAGTCATTACTGACTCGTTTGTTCCGTTTGTGGCAACGACCTTGAATACCTGCGTATCCTTGTTGGTTATCTTAAATACTCCGTTCTTATCCGGATCACTCAAGATGTCAACCAAGCCGCTACCCTGTGACGGATCAAGCCCGACCTTGACCGATGTATAGCCTGCCCAATCATCAGCACTGAATTTCAGCGCTATGAAGTTGCCTGCTCCCCAGTCGTGCGCGATCGCTCCGCTGTCAAGATATTTTAAGGTTCCTGTAATTTTACCGCCTGCAACAGTTACATCATCATCCTGTATGTCACTTACAGGCGTACCGAATAAAACAGTCCCACTGTCCTCGGCCGCTACAGAGGGGCTACTTATAAAGACGGTATGATCCTTGCGAATGATGCCGCATCAAAGATGGCCCAACCAAGATAAGCCTCACCACGGAGATATACCTGATTGTGTCCTTTGAGGTCTGATCCGCTGTTGTCGGGATCGCCGTACTCGATAACCTCGAATGAGATATCCTTGCCGTAACCCCACTTGAACATATTTGCAAAGTCGCCGACGATAGCGTGATCGATGATAGCCGCGTCTGCTTCTGCTGTAGCCTTAACCGCGGTTGATACAGTCTTATTGATTGAAAGAGGCTGTCCGCCGAGGCTTGAAGGCTGTCCGCCAAATGCAAAGTCGGGATACAGTTTCTCTCCGCCTGTTGCTGTATAAGAAGCGAGAGCCGCTCTTACTGTAGGAGATATAGCGATACCTGTTACGTCGCCGTCTCCACCTTCAACAAGCGCGATCGCTGACTCGATGTTTGCGTCTGCCTTTGAACTCGATCCGAGGTATGTTACGGTATTTGATACAAGAGTATCGAATGACTTTGCTGATACAAGGCTTGAAACAACCTTTGTACGAGGGTTAATGCCGTGCATAGCAGCCATGTCGAGACCTTCTGCGAGTTTCTTTGCGAATCCATCGTTGAAAGCCTGCAGGTAATTGATCTGCTCTTCCTGTGATGCGAATACGAACTCATCCGATATACGAGCGCCATACTCGAATTTTACAGGAATGATCGTTACAGGTGCCATCGTGATACCGCCGTGGCTCTTTGCGCCGTTTTCAGCGACAATATCGATGTCCTTATCCATTGTGAATGTAAATTCCTTGTTGCCAACAAAAGCAACGGGTACCTGCTGACCAAGTGCCGCAAGTGTAGATTTTCCTTTGACCTTTGAAATGAGGTCGCTGACCAGTTTCTGATCGTAAAGTGTTGATGCTACTGACATTTTTTAGTCTCCTTTTCTTAATGATTCTGTCAACTTCTTCATGCTGTCACGAACGGGATCTCCGGAGCCTTCCTTTGATTCGGGATCTCGGAGGGGAGCCGTCTGTTTCAGCGACACGAACGGTTTTAACGCTTCGGCATCCTTGCGGATATCCTCTTCCGTTTCGCCACTCAATTTATTTGCAAGTTCAAACGGTATGCCAACTTCATGGGCTACCCTGCTCTTAACCGATGCAGTCTCGTAGGATTTATTCTTGGCCTCAAGGCTCGCGATCATTTCAGCATCGGCTTTAGCCTTTTCGTTGGCACCGTTGAGCGAATTGCCTAATTCGTCAATCTGTTTCTGTAAATCCTCTGTCTTTGCTTTTACCTCGTCGGGGCTTAAATAACCCGAATACTTCTCTTGCCACTTCTTTTCTGACCGTGCAAGGCGGTCCTTCAATACTTCGTCTAACTGTTCTTGTGTTTCGATTACCTTAAAATCTTCTGACATTGTTCTTTTCCTCCTACTTTTTGCCGTGTTAGTCCACGTTAATATTTAACCGTCTGTTTTCCTTTTCCCTTATCTGTAACCGCGAGCCAGTGTGCAAAGATCACACTATCCATCAGAGCGATCTCGGTGTCCGGTAACTGTGCATTGTATCCGAATCCACCGTTTGAGCCGATGTTTCGCTTTTCGCAATTGCTTACGACGTTGGCAAGTTCTTCCTGTCCCATATGACAAAGTTTTTTGTTATAAACAGCCTGCTCAAATTCGGCGTTGGCGTTTATGACTTCCTTTACCGTCGGGAGTATCGGTTTCTTTAGGTGTTCCTCTTTCATTGCCGATACAAGCATTGCCTGCCCGTTTGCTCCGTCGATACACACCTTTTTCACATTCTGTGCTTGACCAAGCCAGTCAACGAGCCACCCCACACCGTCACGGATGGGCCTGCAGTCAACTACTTCGACAAATACCTTCTTGTCTTTGGTCTTGAGTGCTATTGCCATCGCAACATTAGTGCCGTCCTTGCCAAACTTGATGCCGATGTACTTGTCGTGACTTTCAAATGTCGGATGCTTTGATACCTTCAAGGATTCCCACTCGGTCTTAGATATCGCTGACTTGAGGTTGTGCTGTAACCATAGGCCAAGCCTTTGGATGTTGAAGTCAACCTCATCGCCGCTGATCTCATCCTCTACAGACCTCTCTGTGAAGATTGTCCCAAGTGACGGGTTTGTGAGATACCAAAGTTTCGTATCATGTACGTCGCTGATCTCCGGAACCGACCACTCCGCCCAAGCAGAGTTTTTCTTTTTCCCTGCAAGAGTTTCGTTTCGGTAATTGAGAAACACGGTTCCGGATGATACTTGCGTCGGCGGAGTCCCACAAAATATCGTTTGAGGATTCATTGAGTCCGTAACGACGTATTTGAGAGCAGATTCCTGCTCATCTGTGTACTCTTGTGCCTCATCTATGATGAGAAGGTCAAAACCTTCGCCGAGTCCGCCTTTTCCCGACCTCGTTCGGAAATCAACCTGTCCGCGCTCGTTGACAAGGCATATTCGTTCAAGCCCGAACTGCTTTGAGTAGGTATACGCTTTATCGTATCCGCCAGACTCCCTTTTTTCCTTGTTCATGCGCTGAATCTCGACATATCCGAGTGCGTCGAGTAATTCTGTCAGCCTAACCGATGCAGAATGTGATGTTGTCGTTCTGTGCGCTGTATGGAGTATACGTTCTCCGTTTATCAATCCGTATAATTCACGCATGGCAACAATCTCATTCTTACCGTTTCGTCGTGGTACCGAGTATCCGTACTTTGTATGAGTCCACAAGCCATCTGTATTGATTGCAAGAATGTTTTTTAGTTGTTTTGCCTGCCAGTCTTGGCACGTTCGCCCTGTCTCGTTGTAGAGATCTATCGCCTCCTGTCCTTTGGTTTTCCGATAGGTAAGTACAAACGATTGAGTAGGAGTCTGATTGCCTTTTTTCATAGGCTCATCCTCCTATCTATAACAAAGGCAGGGAGTTATTTCCCTGCCTGTGCTATCTTATGGGTTGTCGGGATCCACGGGAGTCGGTTCCGGATCGGGTTCGGGATCGGGAACATCATCGTCGTCGATGTAGATCGTGACCGCTGTCATTGTATTAATGAGTATCTTTTTGACCTTCTTTGCTGAAAGGTCTGACTCAATCGAGCCGTATCCGCTTGCCCTGTATGTGATAAGTGGAACGTCGTTATTGTCAATGATTGTAATGTTAACGTCGGGGTTTGCTCCGTTTGCCCCAAACGCTTCGAGAAGTTCTCCAAGTTTCATCTTTTTCTCCTTATCTGACTGGTTTTAGCCTCTGCAAACAGTTTTCTTTCCTGTATCTTGTCTGTATCTCTAAAAGTGTTGGCTTTTCCGCCTCTGCTTGTGTATGCTTCTAACCGTTTCCCCTCGTAGTCGAGTGTGCAACGGCAATTGTCATGCCTTGCAAAGACCTCGCCTGCTACCTTTGGGTAAGTGTATTCCCCTGCAAGGTCAAGGCACCAAGGGCAACAATTGAAGGCGGCCGTTCTGATAATGTATGCCGTAACGCCTGCCCTGTTCTGAAACTCTGCGTTTGCCTTGACTGTATCATCCACTACAGACCGTGCGAACGTCTTGACTGGTTCGTTAAGTATCCAAGAAACATCATCGAATACCTCTTCGGAACTCAATCGGTTTACAAAGCCCTCAATCCTGTCTTGGTCAAGTTCTGCTATCTGTGCTTTAAGTTTCAGTTTGCTCTTTTTGTTCGCTGTCTCTTGAGCGGATGCCGCATACTCTGCGATCATCTTTTGGTCAGCGCCAAGAGTGTCCTCCATGAGCCGTGAGGCGATGTTGTAGTACATTTTGCCGTCCGGTAACACTTCGGAGGATATCTCCATATAAGACAGCGCTCTTGCCTGTCCTACCTGCTCTGCGTATCTGTAAGCGTCTTTATAAGTTTTGACTTCCTTGCTGATGAGTTTCTCTATCTGCGGACTGCTGTTATAGTTCGCCTCAAAACTCTTATTTACGCTCTCAATCAGAGAAGGAGTTATATCATCTTTCATTTATACGCCCTCAAAAGGCAGTCCGGTTAATCTCTGCATGGTTCTCGGTGTGATAGAGTTCGGAGCCGCCTCATTTATCTTGATAACGGCATCGCCGAACGAACTGATCGCGCTGATATCCATCTGATATATAGGTTTCCATATAGGAGTAGTCTCATATATGGCTTTTCTGCTGTAATGGTACTGATCTCGGAGGCAGGCCGCCACAAGTCCGACATTGAGGAAACCACTGCCAAGCGTATCCTGTGCTTTTGTTGCTATTCTCTCAAGATCGCCGTGTCCTGCCTTGATAGCCTCTGCACTTGACGGGTTATCTGTAACAAAGCCGAGGTCGTCGGTTGTCAGTCCCGTAATACCTGCGAACAACTTGGCATAACTGTTCAACTGGTCAATGAGCGGTTGCATTGTTGCCTGTTGGAACTGTCCCATTGTCGGCTTATCGCCGTCGTCGTCCTTTGTTATCTCGAGGAATGATGTATATGTTGCCTTGACTGTATCAAGATCACTGTCGGCTGATGTACCAAGAATGTACTTTTGAGGAAACGAGTTGAACTCGGCAAGTACTTCCATCCTTGTGATGGTATATCTTGCTTTATCCTGCAGGTTCATACAGTCAACGCTGATTCTGCTCTGTCCGAACGGCTTATTTGCATCGGGACGATAGATGACCGGAACAAGAAGAGGATACCCTGTCGGGTTTTCTATCCTGTCGGGTTCTGTCTTTCCTGCGTAATAGTAGTCAGTGTAGTCCGGAGTGAAGTACGCTTCGATAGTCGGAACGCCTTTATCATCGGTCTCAAGTATTGCGTATCCTTCTTTCAAGAGGTTCGTAATGGGATCTATGATACCTGTTGCGTTTTTTCCGTCGATGACCTGCAGTCTCGGGTATTCTTCTTCGTCTGATGAGATATATATGAAACAGCAGGCGCTGATAAGAGCCGATTTTACAGCCGAGTCAAAGAAAATGTCCTTGTTATTGAGTTGGAATATCTCCCAAATGTCAAAATTATCATTTTCAAAGCCGTCAAATGATAATCTGTTTGCCAGAGCGTCTACTGCTTTAGCACACCAACCGAGTCTTGCGCTATAAAGAGCGGTCAGTTTCTGCGGAATTACGGGAGAGATATCCCTGCGGAGGTTCTTCTGCTCGTAATAGTCGTATCTTAACTGTACCCATCCTCTTTTCTGTCCTAACTTTGCTCGGAGGTAGTCGATTCCTTTTAAATCACTCATATCTTTGTCCTTTAACCGATATACTTGTTACTCTTTCGATAGTTGCACGATCTATGCGCTAACTGTATGTTGTCCCATGAATGTACGCCGCCCAAAGATATCGGTGTAATATGGTCTATACTTGGATACATATCGCCGCAAACTATAGTCTTATCTGTCTCGGTGTAGTCATTCCAATCAACAAAAAGACCACATATCTGACAAAGATCGTGGTCTCTTCTGGCTAATCGCCTCAATGTTATATTTTTATCTATCGTTATCCCTTTATAGCGGATTCTTTTTCTGTATTTCTTCTGTTGGCAAGTATTAGAGCAATACTTCGCTGTTGGATGATGCGCTGTAAACGTCTTACCACACTCACAGCAAGTATGTTCTGCCTCATATTCAAGCCATTGTGCGATGTTGGCTTGTTTCTGTGCCTCTTTTCTTGCTCGGATCTCCGCCCATTCTTTTTCCTTTTCTGCAAGCCATTTCTCATAGTTAGCTCGCTTTATATCTCTCTTTTCTTGGGCTTCTCGGATTATATCCTCTTGTTTTCGAGCGTTCGGATGTTTCTTTAAATACCGTTGACGTTGCTTTTCCGGATCATAGGGCTTTTTACGGCTATTGCGATGTTTTCTTGAACATTCTGCCGAGCAAGTTACTTTTTGGCTTTTATAAGTTCGGAACTCTTTGCCGCAAACTCTGCAGGTCTTTGTGAGTTCTCCGTGGTCAAAGCACGTCTTTTCTATATGGATGCCTCGATATCTGCTGTTGCAAGCATCGGAGCAAAATTTTGTTCGGCTCCCTTTTAACGGCTTACCGCATTGTATGCAGTTGCTAAGTCGTTCGGTTTTCCAAACGTAGCGCTCTCTTTTGTTCTTTTTGTCGTTTTCCCTCCGACATTTATCGGAGCAATACTTGCTATTCCTATCAATAGGAATGTCAGCGCCACAAAAAACGCATTTTCTATCCATATTTACTACCGCCTTTGAGTAATATGCCTTATTTATTAAAAAACAAGGAAACCGTTAAGGCTTACGGCTTTCGGCGGCCAACCTATCCTTGTTTTTTTATCAGAATTGAATAACAACTGATCCTTATCTACGGGATATGGACCTT